TCTTGTCCAACTCTGCAAGGTTCGCTGCGCCGATGTCCACGTTGGCCAACGGAACACGGTAAGCCTCGCCACCCTCAACAGGTGACATGTCTTCGATGCGGTGGATGTCGTTGATTGACAGGAAGCCTGATTGGATGCCGGTGGAGAATGCCGCGTATCGTGACGCTTGATCTCCACGAAGCAGACCATCCACGTTGAACTTCAAGAATGCTCGACCGTTCAGCAGCTTCTGGTATCCGTCTTCGATCTTGGAGATGTATGGCCTGAGCGTATGGGTGACGAAGTTGATGCCGTTCATTTCCACCGACGCATACGACATCGCCCCAGCGGAGTTGTGTCCAAGCATTGCTGGTGGCACACGGAAGATACGGGCAATCTCTTCAATGGCGAAACGGCGTGACTCAAGGAACTGTGCTGAGTCGTTGTCCACTGTGGTCTTGGTGAACTTTGCGCCACCGAACAGAATGCCTGGACGATGTGAACGACGCAACCCTCGATGACCTTCCTCAAAGCCATTCACCAAATCTTTAGCCTGCTCACGAGTTAGGTTGCCTGGGAACTCTATGATGCCGGAAGCACTTGAGCCTTGACCGAAGAAACGTGCAGCGAACTCTTCCAACGCTTTCGCCAAACCTAGATTCTCTTTCACCAAGTCGATGCGGGAACGGCCACGCATGTCACCAGGCAAACGCAACTCAGTGATGTGAATCATGTCCTCAAGTGGGATCACATCACGGTTGTCAAACACAAACTCTGGACGACGTGTCTCACGGTTGCGGGTGCATTCAACCTTCTCAGGATTCAACACCACAAGCGCGGCCACACCCTGATCGTCACGCACAATACGGGTGAACGAGTTACCGTTCAACAACAACGACACCAACACCTGCTGGAAGTGTTCCGTGCGAGTGATACCAGATTCAGGCTGATCCAACCACATCGGTCGTGGGCGGAACGCTTGACGCTCAGCACCGACACGAATGTATGTGTCAACAGGCAGAGTGGAAATGGAATCAGCAATGATTCGCACACACGAATACACAGCCTCGATCTTCAACGAATCTTGCTGGGTGATAACAGTTCCAGAATTGGTTGTCATCGAGAAGCCGTCGCCTAATGCGAACAGCGATTGGAATGAAACTGCGCGTTGCTCACCTCCATTGTTCAAGAGTCGTGACAGCATTACTTCCTCGCCTCTTTCTTCCCGCGCTCAATAGCGAAGGCAAACAATAGAAATACAGACCCGACAAAGATCAGGCCGATAGGGATTGACAACAAGAATATCCCAACTGCGATGAGTGATGCGGCGAAAAGTTCCATCAACAGAATCATGATGCTCCTAGACTACAAAGAAACCAGGCACGGGTGCGACCTCTTCACGACGAGTTGCACGATCAACAGCAATCGCACACGCAATCGCAGCGTCAATCTTGCGCTTCGACTTACCTTTAGACAGTCTCAGACCTGCATCAGTTTGACGTGGCACAGCCGACAACACCTGATCAGTGAACATCGGGTCACCATCATGAGCCAAGACCTGACCAACAATGGCCTCATACAACGTGCCAATCGCCGGCACCATACGTTGAGCCGACTGCGGGAACTCGACCATTGGCAAACCATCATCGGCTAGAACTTCAGCGGTGCGTTGGAAGAACGCAGGGTCATAGGCGAACTCGCGCACATTGAAGTTCAGATGCAACTCACGCAGATACGCCTCAACAGCTGCGACATCCATCGCATGCGCATCAGGATGCCAAATCTTTGCCCGCACCACAATCCGACCATCACGCGGCTGAGCCACAACCACAGCAATCGAGTCATGCTTCAACGCCATGTCAATCCCCACAAACGCAGGCAACTCTGCATCCAACCCCAACTCAGACTGACACTGCTCCCACCCGCCCATCGGCAACCAGGGCGAATCCTCCTGCCTGACCCATTGGTTCAGACGATAGCGGCGATAAGGAATCTCAGCCGTCTGATTCATACTCACCTCCATGTCCTCCAAGTCCAGCAAGCCTTCAGCCAGGTTCGGGTTCGCAGCCGCCCAAGCCTCACGATCAGAGATGTTGCAGCCCTCCGGTGCTTCCCACCAGAAGAACCCAAACCGCTCATCGTCCTGATCGCCTGAGATGACGCGCTTCCCGTAGTTGTAGAGGCGGCCACAGATGGTGTCAAAGTCGTAGCCTGCGGTGGTAATGGCAACGATCTGCGGGTCACGACGTGCGCCAGAACCCAAGGTCAACGCATCCCACAATTCTGAGTCCCTCTGGACGTGCAGCTCGTCAAATACGACGCACGATGGGTTCAGGCCTTGTTGAAGCTTTGCATCACTAGAAAGCACCCGATAGATCGCACCGGTCGAAGGTACCTCAATCACATCCCGATACACCTTGCAAATACCCGAAAGCGCAGCAGACTGATTGACCTGCCACTTCGCCTCGTTGAACACGACCCGTGCCTGCTGACGGTCACCAGCCGCCGAATACACCTCAGCCCCAGACTCACCCTCAATCAAACCGTACAAAGCAACCAAGGAACCAAGAAGCGACTTACCGTTCTTCCTCGCCAAACCAATCAAGCTGCGCCGGTATCGAAGCAATCCATCAGGCCGACGCTCATACAAAGCCTCCATCAAATCCCGTTGCCAGGCAGTCAACTCCAACGGCTCACCAGCCGCCACACCCTTACTGACACGCATGAAAGTTGCCGCAAAGTCGGCAACCAAATCACCGTCAGAAGTCTCGTACCTCCTCGACGTTGACCACGTCGGTGCGTCTGGCTGCTTTACGTTCACGGAATTGTTCAAGTTCATTTTGGATCTTCACCTCCACGAAGCCAAGCCGCGCTCGATCAACAGGAGTAAATCCGAGCAGGGATAAACAATCTAACACCTGCGAATCCAACGCACGAAGAGCAGACCGATCACGCCAATCACCCTCACGCAAAACCTTCACACGCAGAGCAGCTCGCTCATCAATCTGCTCCGACACAATCTGCAACAACTCAACATCCATCTGCGGGCTGATCCAAGTAAACCCAACATTCCACACACGCTCCCAAAACTGGCGACCAGCAGAACCCAAAGGCCGATGCGGCTCAGGCGCAGTTGAAGAAGTGGGAATCGAAATCATCACATCAGGCAACGGACGCTTCCCAGGATTCCCAGCCCGCCGCTTCTGCTCAACAGGCTTCGGAGGACGACCGACAGGCTTAGACATTGAGGAAGTCGTGAACCTTCCCAGACGACTCAAGCACCGGCAGGATACCGGTCTGCTTCTGGTATCGCGCACAAATCACATCGACATACTGCGGATCAAGTTCCATCAGATAGGCAACACGCTTTGTTTCCTCAGCTGCAATCAGAGTGCTACCTGATCCACCGAATAGGTCAACGACAACACAATTCTTTGGAGCATAGTCATCAATTATCTGAACCAGCATTGCAACTGGTTTCTCAGTTGGGTGCGCTCTTTTATGTCCAGCATTTTCGTGCGATGTGTAGTTAGTCCATTGGAAGCGAAGTATCTTTCGTTGATGCCTTGTGCGTGACCAGCACAGTTCAAACGCTGAACCGATTACCGAATCCAAATGTTCATCAACTCTCTTATCCCATACAAGCCAAGAGCCTGACAATTCTGAATCGACAATTGTTCTCCTGTAATAATCTGCTCCCCACCAATACTGTTCATCTACTGCGTTGAAGTAGTTGTAGATCAGAGACGCATCAAACGGTTTGTCATCATTCAAAACCTTCTTATATTTTTTCCCTTTGTTTAATTCGCTTTGTGAGTAATCAGTATTCAGGTCTATTCCGTATGGTGGATCAGTCAGAACGCAACCAGCCTTATTCCCTTTCATAAGCAGATCAAGATTGGCGACGACAAGACTGTCACCGCACATCACTCGATGTTTGCCTAGCAACCACACATCACCTATCTTTGAAACAGCAGGAACATCCTGTGGCACATCATCAACATCGTTTGGCAACTCAACCTGCTCAACACGATCCAACAACTCCTGCACAGACTTATCATCCCAACCGGACGACTCCAGCAGACCAGGGTTCAGCGAGCCAACGTTGTTGATCAGATCAGCCAACGCTTCCTCGTCATAGTCACCCAACTCGGCTGTGCGATTGTCGGCCAACGCAAACGCCTTCGAGGTGACATCATCATCGTCAACCCAAACCACCGCAATCTCATCCCAGCCCAAAGCCTGAGCAGCTTGCAAAGTGTGGTTACCTGCGATGACCACGTTGTCAGACCGGCGCACCACGATCGGTTTGCGTTGGCCAAATGCGTCAAGGCTGCGCTTCACGGCCTCGATGTCTCCACGTCGCGGATTGCCTGGGAGCAACTGCAACTGGTCGATGGCGAATGCGAGTGAAGTGAGGTCTGCGGCGATCATAGGAAACACCCTAGTTTCGCGGGTGCGCATCTTGCGCACGGCTTGGGGTCTTCTCGGGCTAGGGCTGCCCAAGACAAAGCCACCCCCCGAGATGACGGCGGGGGGTTCATGGCTTCGGCTTCGGTTTGCCACGCGACGAATTGCATGAGCGGTGAGCTGCGAGAAGTATCGAGTCGTCTTCTGGGTAGATGTGGTCGGCAGTCCAAGGGTCGTCGGGTCTGGCTGGTTGGTTGCATATCCAGCAGATGGTGGCGTTGTCTCTGACCCATTTGGCGCGTTGTTGGTAGTTGCCTGAGTATTTGGTTCGTTTGCCTTTGGGGTGTTGCTGGTGCCAGGTGGCCTGGCAGGGGTCGCATCTTCTTTGGTTTGGTGTGAGTCGATGACAGTCGAGACATGGGCGTTGGATGGGCATGGTGGGTGGGGTGGGTGGGCTGGGGTTACCAGAGTTCATCGGGCATGATGTTGTCGTGATTGTTGTTGTGATTGGGGTAGGTGGTACCCGTTGGTTGGGTGTTTGGGTTGGGGGTAGGAACCACCTGTGTAACTACGTTACACACAGGGTTCCCTATACCCTTGCTGGCTTCTAGAGGGTGGTTCCCAGGTGGTACCCGAGGTGGTTCCCGATTGTCTAGTGGTTCCCACTGGTTCCCGTTGGGGTGGTTCCCGTTTAGTGGGCGTGGCATCTGTCGGCATTGGATGGCTCGTGAGACTGTGGATTTGCGAGCGAGTGTGATGCCTTGGGCTTTGGCTTGTGTCATCACTTCGTTGACTCCCATCTCGGTTGGGAAGCCGAGGTCGTCCAGCCGGTGGGCTAGGTCTATTTCTTGTTTGGTGAAGCCTGTGCGTTCTTTGGTCTTGAGTCTGATGTTGATGGTGTCATCGAAGTCTTCAACGATGAGGTCGATGGTTTCTGGTACCCAACTGATGCGTGTGTGGGTGCGCTTGAGTCTGAGGCCGTCATCGGTTTTGATGAGTTGGAAGACAATGTCTACGTCATCGTTCTTAGCTGATGATCCGCGTTGTCCTAGTTTGGCGTTCTTGCCTGCGTGGTCGGTGCGCACACATGCTACGCCTGCCCGCTTGAGGGCTAGGCCTGTGGTGCGGGCAAACTCACGGTACGAGTCAGCCGAGTTCTCTTCACCGTCGATGGCACGTCCTGTGGTGTCGATCACGACAACCTCAGCCTTGACGAGGTTGATGAGGTGCATCAAGGCTGAGGCACCTTCTGGTGTGTTGAGGGGTGGGAGTGAGGGAATGATGGCGTAGTGGAAGTGGGAGAGGTCGTCGTCTTCTGTGTAGCCGAATTGTTCTAGGCGTTCGTAGAGATCGGATTCAATCATTTCGTAGTCGAGATACAGACAGTTGACTGGTGGTTGTGCTGCTTGGCCGAAGATCGGTTTGCCTGTGGCAAGAGCTGCTACAGCGTTCAAGGTGAGCCATGACTTGCCTGTTTTGGCTCCAGCGAAGATGGCGGTCTGTCTACCTCGGGCGATCAACGGTTTGCCTATCCAGTCTTCGGTTGTGTGTTCTTGTGTCCAGAACTCTTTCCAGTTGACGAGCATGCCTAGCATTTCGTCGCCGGTGGGGATGGGTGGTAGTGGTTCGGCTTGGCCGTTTGGGGTGGCTAGGTAGGCTGTGGCTGCTTGTTTCCAGTTGCCGTTGTGGTCGCGGGCGGCCATGTAGCCGAAGCGGTTGTATCCGCCTTCTGGTAGCCAGGGGATGGAACTGGTGAAGACGATGAGTGCGTCATTCCCGTTATGACCAATCGTCGCGCT